TCCTCCTAGAGGATCTTCTCCAATTAGTTTAATTTATTACGAAACAACTTAAAGGCACCATCTAATCTTGATGGGAGAGCAAAAACTTAGTTTATCATGATGAAAATATCTTTTACTAATATCATTCAAGCGTTAGCTTGTCATGTACTTTCATTGGATCGTCAAAACAATATTTCGGATTATACTACAGTCATTACGTGAGTGGATAACTTCGTTTCTCTTTTCCATAGACGTTTACTCGTTAATGGACCAGTTTGGACGCTTGCGCGTTACAAATCAATCTACAATTGAGTCAAATCATATGTACTCGGAGTCACTGATTATCAATCAGCGTTAGACCCTTTTATTAAAACGGATAAAACAGGGGTTCCTTTGGAGTTAAAAGAGATTAAACATCTTCTTTCCGGAGAATCACCTTGAATTCGTGTTTTAATGACGACACTGCGATACTTTGAATCTATCAAGTTGCCAACAAAATTTGACCCTAAACCGATAATAGATGAATACAAAGGGAAACCTATTGATTCTATCATATGCGAGTTTAGATCGTTTCTGGTTAAGTGATTCGATAAACACGGTAAAGCAATACGAAGCTGTTTGGCACTATCCACACTTATTCCCTGCGAACCTAGTTTTCGTTTTAAAAGCGGCCCTATGGGTCCATCGATTTTAACTGCACATCTCTGTGCCATAGCTATTCGAACAAATGAAGAATGATTTTCGATCTTCAAGGAGTATTACAATCATGTAACCTCTGTTGAAATCTGGAAACAGTTTCAATTCGCTACTGAACTATGCTTGGTCAATGTGGGTAATATTCACCACTTGATCATAGGGAAAATATCTCTGGCTTCAGAACCAGCAGGTAAAACTAGACTATTCGCTATCTGTAACTTTTGAGTCCAAACGTTATTAAAACCACTGCATGATTCTTTGATGCGATCGCTAAAGCAATTCGTGACAGATGGAACATTTGATCAAATCGGACAATTTAACAGAATCCTTAAGGAGACTGAAGGTTGCAAAACCTATTGTTTTGATTTAACAAAAGCGACAGATAGGTTTCCGATAAAACTACAACAAGCATTGCTTGGAGTACTTGTCTCTGACGAATTTGCAAAAAGTTGAGTAAGACTTATAAGTCATCTACCGTTCTTCTATAATAAAGAATACTATTTCTGAAAAGTAGGACAACCGTT